TTATGATGGTATGGTAGATAAATATATTGGTGATGCAATGATGGCTATATTTAATGCACCAATAGATTTACCAAATCACGAAACTGCTGCAGTTTTATGTGCAAAAGAGATACAAGACAAAATAAAGAATGCTAATTTAGGAGTTGAAATAGGTATAGGAGTAAATACTGGATATGCTGTTATAGGTAATATGGGTAGCGAAACTAGATTTGATTATACTGCTATAGGAGATGCTGTAAATTTAGCTGCAAGATTAGAAAGCTCTACAAAAGAAGTTGGAGAAGATATAATCATAGGGCATTTAACAGAAAAAAATTGTGATATAGATTTAAAATTATTAAAACCAATATCTGTAAAAGGCAAACAAAAAAAGATAACTATATATACATGGAAATAAAATTAAAACTAAAAATAATTTTAAATTGGTTTTTAAGTTTATTTAAAACTAGATATAAAGTAACTGTATCTTTTAATAAAGAATATGGCGATTCTGATGATAGAAATTATGTTGCAAAGAAAATTTTAATTCAAAAAGAAAAACATTTAAAATTTAGAAATGAAGAAAACAAAATTATAGAATATAGAAGTGCAGCAGGTTTAAATTACATTATAGAGGATATGTAATGCAACAAGTATTAATAGGAATTATTTTAGTTTTAAGTTTTGGAAGTTATTGGCTATATCAAGAAAATATAACTTTAAAAGCTAATAATAAAACATTAGAAAATGCTATTGTTACACAAGAAGAAGCTCTTAAATCATTACAAAATGATTTTGAATTGCAAACAACACAAATGAATGAATTATCTATTAAAAGTCAAGCAGCACAAAGAGAATTAAATAGATATACTCAATTTTTACAAAATTATGAGCTTTCTGCAAAAATACTAGCAGACCCAGTAGAAATGCAAAGGAAAATAAATAATGGAACTAAGCACATCATGGAAGATATTGAGAAACTCAGCGACACAGTTGATAATCTTGATGATGGTTTGCAGTTGCAGTCTGATTCCAACTAAACAGATTGAAGTAACAGCTAAACCAATAGATAGGAAAATAGTACAACCTATTATGCCTAGAGAAATAGATTTAAAAGAACCTATGTGGATTGTAGTTACACCTGATAACTATGAAGAACAATTAGCATTTATAGAAGAGCAAGAAGGTGAACTTATATTTCTTGCTATGACAATTCCTGATTATGAAGTCATGGCATATAATATGCAAGAAATAAAGCGTTACATAACAGAGTTAAAAGATGTTGTTGTGTACTATAGAAAAGTAACCACTAATGAAGGGGAAAAATAACATGGAAATTTCACAAGAAGGAATTACTTTAATAAAACATTACGAAGGTTGTCCAAAAGATAACGATGGTAATGCAGTAAGTTACAGATGTGCTGCTAATAAAGCAACAATTGGATATGGTTCATTAAAATTAATTGATGGTAGTCCTGTAAAAGATAATATAAGTATTACTATGCAAGAAGCAGAAGATTTATTAACACATGAACTTAAAGAATATCAAGGATATATAAATGATATGGTTAATGTTCCTTTAAAACAAAATGAATTTGATGCTTTAGTATCTTGGGTTTTTAATTTAGGACCATCAAATCTTAAATCATCAACTTTGTTAAAAGTTCTTAATGCTGGTGATTATGAAAATGTACCAGAACAAATAAAGCGTTGGAACAAAGTAAATGGTGTAATTAATGAAGGATTAGTAAAAAGAAGAAAAAGTGAAGCCTTACTTTTTGAATGTCAAGATTGGACTTGTGTATAGTTATGCCATTAAGAAAATATGTATTTAGACCAGGAATAAATAAAGAAGGCACCAATTATAGTAATGAAGGTGGCTGGTTTGATGCAGATAAAGTTAGATTTCGTAAAGGTAGACCTGAAAGAATAGGTGGTTGGCAAAAACAAAGCACAAATAGTTTTATAGGCACATCAAGAAAAATTTATTCTTATAGAGCTGCTAGTGGTACAAATTATATAACTTTAGGAACACATCAAAAGTTTTATGTATTAGAAGGTCAAGAGTACGCTGATATAACTCCTATTAGAAGTACAACATCTGCAGGAGATGTAACATTTGCAGCAACAAATGGAAGCACAACTATTACAGCTACAGATACTGCTCATGGTGCAGTAGAAGGAGATTTTGTTACATTTAGTAGTGCTGCTAGTCTAGGTGGTAATATTACTGCTACAGTTTTAAATCAAGAATATCAAATAGATAGTGTTCCAACTGCTAATACATTTACTTTTACAGCTACTGCAACTGCTAATTCAAGTGATACTGGTAATGGTGGTAGTTCTACAGTTGGTACATATCAATTAAATTCTGGTTTAGATTCTTATGTATCATCAACAGGTTGGGGTGCTGGAACATGGGGTGCAGGAACTTGGGGTTCTACAACATCTTTATCTTTTGCTAATCAACTTAGATTATGGTCAATAGATAATTTTGGAGATGATACAGTTTTAAATCCAAGAAGTGGTGGTATTTTTTATTGGGATGAATCTTCAGGTACAAGTACAAGAGCAGTAAATGTTACATCAAAATCTGGAGCTAGTGATGTTCCTACAATATGTTTACAAGTTATGGTTTCAGATTTAGATAAACATACAATAGCTTTTGGTTGTAATCCTATAGGTTCTAGTACATTAGACCCTTTATTAGTTAGATTTTCAGATACAGAAAGCATTACAGATTGGACACCAACTGCAACAAACCAAGCTGGTGGCGTACAATTATCTATGGGTTCTACAATCATAGGAGCTTTACAAACTAGACAAGAAATACTTATTTGGACAGATGTAGGTATTATTTCTATGAGATTTGTTGGAGCACCATTTGTTTTTTCATTTACTGAAGTTGCACATGGTCCATCTTTAATATCTCCTAATGCAGCAGTTAGTGCAAATAATAGTGTTTATTTTATGGATAATGGTGGATTTTATGTTTACTCAGGTTCTGCACAAAGACTACCTTGTACAGTTTTAGATTATGTTTTAAGTGATTTAAATCAAGGACAAGCATTTAAAATATTTGGTGCTGTAAATGATAGTGCTAATGAAATTTTATGGTTTTATCCTTCTAAAAATAGTACAGAAATAGATAGATATGTTTTATATAATTATTTAGAACAAGTATGGTCCATAGGAACAACATCAGATAATTTTGTTAGAACAGCTTGGGATGAAGCATTAATATTAACTAATCCTATAGCTGCTAGTAAAAATAGTAGTACAGATAATAATAATTATCTTTTTGCACATGAAATAGGTCATGGAGACGATGGTAGTAATTTTACTGCATTTATAGAATCAAGTGATTTTGATTTAGACCCTGATGGAGAAAAATTTATATCAGTAAATAAAATAATACCTGATATACAATTTAGAGACCAACAATCTACATCTGATAATGTAGATATAATAATTAAAGGTAGAAATTATCCTTTAGAAAGTTTATCAACATTATCTACTGTATCAGTTACTCCAAATTCTACATTTACAAATACTAGAGCTAGAAGTAGACAATGTGCAATAAGAGTATCTAATTCATCTAATGATTATGGTTGGCGATTAGGTGATGTAAGGTTAGATATTAGACCAGATGGTAAAAGATAATGGCAAATCCTAAATCAATAGTATTACCAATACCTAGACAAGAATATGATGCTATAGAAGAAACAGTATCAAGAAGAATTACAGAACAAGCTATACAAGATTTAGCTATTGAAGTTAGTAAATTAAGTAAATTACAAGATGTTGTATCAAGTAAAGCTGTAAAAAGACATCAATTTTTATTAATGGGAATGAAACATGGCTGATAATTTAAAAGTATTAGGTCAAGTTGACCCAGCAGCAACTACAACTACTACACTTTATACTTGTCCTAATATGACACAAACAACAGTTAGTTCTATAGTTGCAGCAAATAGAACAGGTTCTGCAATAACATTTAGATTAAGTGTTCATGTAGCAGGTGCTGGAGCAGATGATAAACAATTTCTTTTTTATGATAAATCTGTAGCAGCTAATGATTCTTTTGCTATAGTTTTAGGCATTACATTAAATCAAACAGATGTAGTAAAAGTTTATACAAGTGCAGTAGATATGAGTTTTAATATGTTTGGTTGTGAAACCAAAGAGGAAGATAGATAAATATGGACATAAAACAACAAACCAAAAATGTAGCAGCACAAGGTCGTTTTGGCGACTCTATGTTACTTCATGTTAATCCTGCAGAAGTTAAAGGATTAGCATCTGCTATGCCTATAACAATGAATCCAGAAACAGGACAGCCAGAAGCTTTTTTACCTTTCTTAGCACCTATGTTAGGTAGTTTATTAGCACCTTCAGTTCTTGGAGCAATGGGTATTACTGGTTTATCAGCAGGAGCTATGGCAGGTATAGGAGCAGGTTTAGCTACTTATGCACAAACAGGTGGTTCTGGAAGTAAAGCATTATTATCAGGACTTACAGCAGGATTAGGAACAAAAGCTTTAGGTACACAAGCACAAGCTGTTGACCCAAGTATTGTAGCAAGAGATACAGGAGCAGCAGAATCTTTGAAAACAATATTTACACAACCTGAAGTTTTAGCATCAGAAGGAGTTAAAGCAGCTAATCCATTTGATTTAGGAGTTAAAAGTTTAGGTAGTGCAGCAATGTCTCCTAGTGGTATGGCAGCAGCAACAGCAGCAGGTACTGGAGCTGTAATGCAATCACAAGAAGAGTTTGAAAGAATGTTAGCTCAAATGGGCATAGATGAAGAAGGGCGTAAAAAAAGAATGTATGAAATGTACCCTGAGCAAATACCAGTAGCTAGTGGTGGTAAAATAGGATTTCAAAGAGGTCGTAATACAAATATATATTATGACCCACTAGAAGATATAAATTATAATCCTAATTTAGGAAATAATTTAACAGGTCAATATCAATTACCTGCTCGTAGGACAGCAAGACCTATACCTAGAGGATTTATGCCAGGTTTTCAACCTGAGTTTTCTTATTTTGAATCAATAAATCCAACTGCAACTAGTTTAGGTTTTGGTCAAATTGGAGGTAATGCAGGATTTAATTCTTTTGCACCACCAAGAATGGGTCGTGGATTTCCTGGTGGACCACCTTTATCACCTTTTCCTAGACCTATGCAACCACCTATAGGTGGAGGATTTTTTGGAAGAAGGAGACCACCTATGTTTGCAGGTTATGGTAATCCATTTATGCAATCACCTACTTATCAAGGATTTTATGGTGTACCACAAATGCAACAAATGTTAAATCCATATGCTAGATTTGTACAACAACCTATGCCATTTGGTGGTTTTTATGGCAGACCAACACCACCACCATTTGTAGGCGGACCTGTAGAGCCACCATTTCAAGAACCTGACCCTACACCTCCACCTCCAGTAGCTGACCCAGTTCCTGACCCTACACCTCCAGAAGCTGAACCTATACCAACACCTCCAATATCTGAACCACCACCTACAATAATTGGACCAACGCCTCCAAGAAAAGGTGGACCTACTCCTATAGAACCTATAGTACCTCCAGATGAATTTGTAGTACCTCAACCTCCTACAAATGAACTTCCTGAACCTCCTAGATTTAGAGGTGAACCAGGTGGTGGTAATTTTATACCTGAGCCAGAACCAGTACTAACTCCACCTCCCTCAATAACAATACCTATTGAAGGTGGAGCAGATGTAACAATACCTGACTTTAGTAGACCTAGACCAGAACCTATGCCATTTGAGCCAAAATTAACAGATATGATGGCTAGACCTGCAATAGAACCAACATTCCAGCCTTTAAATATGCCAGTTGATGATAGAGCTAGTAGAGCAAGAGGTCCTATTGTAGGCGGTAATGTACTTGGTGGCGGTGGTATAGATTATAATGCTGGAATAATTTCATCTCCATTACCTCCTGTGAAATCAGTAACTACACCAATGCCTATAGGTCAACAACCACAACCACCTCGTAAAGGGGGTATTCCAATAACAGGTGGTGGACCATTAGGTAGTGGAATATTACCTGAAGCTAATTTACCTGCAGGAACAAATGTTAAAACTACACCTGCACCAGGAACTAAACAAATACCAACAGGACCAACTATGGGTAGTATAACTGCTGCACCTACACCAAGACCACCTATTAATCTTGATGTACCAAGTCCATTTGGTGGTCCATTATTTGCAGAAGGTGAGAGCACTAATAAAGAATTACCTAATGAAGGTTTAAAAGCTTTAGCTAAAACAGAAAAAGGTAGAGAAGCTATAAAAGCAATGGGTTATCAAGAAGGTCAAGATGTAAATATGCCTACTAATCAATCAACAGATATGATGCAAGACCCTATAGTTCAAGAAACTATACAGTTTATTCTTGGTGAAACAGATAATAGTGATGTTGTTAATGAGTTTATTGTTAAATATGGACAAGAACAATTTATGATGTTAAGAAATATGATACTTGCACAAGCTGCAGGTAATCCAGATGTACAAACTGAAGGATTAATACAAGGCACAGGTAAAAGTGGTATGGCTGATGATTTACCTATGAATATAGGAGACAAACCAATAGCTGCTGTATCACAAGATGAATATATTATTCCTGCAGATGTTGTATCTATGTTAGGTGATGGTAGTTCTGATGCAGGTTCTAAACAATTAGATAGTATGTTAGATAGAGTTAGAATGGCTAAAACTGGCGGAACAACACAAGCAAAACCAATAAATCCAAATAAGGTATTACCAGCATGAATCAAGTAGCAGAAAAAATAGAAATAAAAGAAGAGTTTGATATATCTTTAATACCAAATGACCAAATAACTTTAGTATGGGATGATTGTGAAAAATTTTTACAAAAGTCTTGTAATCGTTCTAATGGAAGAGTAACAACAAAAGATATATTTTATGATTGTATTAATAATGTATGTTCTTTATGGATTATATTTGATACAGATAATTTAAAGATAACTGGATGTGCTATTACAAAAATAAGTCAATATCCTACAGGTAAAAGAATGTTAAATATTGACCATGTTGCTGGTAAAAAAATGAATGAATGGGCAGATAGAGGATTAGAAGTTATATACAAATGGGCAAAAGCAAATGATTGTTCAGGTATAGAAGGTATTGGCAGAGAAGGTTTTTGGAACTGGATTAAAATGAAAGATAGCTGGAAAAAAACATCAATATTTTTTGAATATGAATTTGAGGACAATAAATAATGGGCGGTAGAAGTAAAAGTGCACCAGCACAACCAACAGAAACAAGAGTAACTCAAACTGATTTACCAGAATATGTACAACCTTATTTTGAAAGATTACTCAAAAGAGGAGAAGCTGAATCTAATCAACCATATACTCCTTATGGTGGCGAAAGAATAGCTTATTTTTCACCTGATGAATTAACTTCACAGGCTATGACTAGAGGTTATGCTCAATCAGGTACACCTTTAGAATTTCAATTAGCATCTCAAAGAGCTGCTATGTTAGGTGGACCATATGGTTCAGGATATCAGGCAGGTTTAGTAGGCTCTGGTTATCAAGCTGGTCAACAAAGAGAAGCTTATGATGCACAGACTTATCAACCAGGATATCAAGCAGGTTTAGTAGGTTCTGGTTATACAGCTAGAGATTTAGGTTTAGGATTTGGAGCTAGTGGAATACAGTCTGGATATCAACCAATAGATACTTTCTCTACTTATAATCCATTTACAAGACAATCACAATATACTGCAGGTGATGTAGGAGAACAATTTACACCTTTAAGTTATGAAGAAAACATACAAAGGTTTATGTCTCCATTTCAACAAAATGTTATAGATATACAAAAAAGAGAAGCAGCAAGACAATCAGAAATGATGGGTGATAAAACTGCTGATGCTGCAGTTAGGTCTGGCGGTCTTGGTGGATATCGTGAAGCTATTTTACAAGCAGAAAGAGAGCGTAATTTAAGTCAACAACTTGATGATATACAAGCTAAAGGTAGTCAAGCAGGTTTTCAATCAGCTCAACAACAATTAGCTGCTGAAAGAGCATCAGAATTAGGAGCAGCACAGTTTGGTTTACAACAATTTACTGCTAGTGAAAGAGCAAAACAAACACAAGAATCATTAGACCAAAGAGCATTTGATGCAGGTGAAAGAGCTAGACAAGAAGCAGCTAAGTTAGGATTAACAGCTAATCAACAAAATCAAGCAGCTAGACAAGCAGCAGAAAAATTTAGACAATCTGCATTTGCACAAACAGAACAATCAAGACAAGCACAAGAGAAGTTTAGACAATCTGCATTTACAGCAGGAGAACAAGCTAGACAAGAAGCTGCTAAATTAGGATTGACTGCTGCACAGCAGAATGAAGCAGCACGACAAGCACAAGAGAAATTTATGCAAAGTGGATTTGGATTAACTGAAAGTTCATTCCAAAAACAAGCAGAAATAGATTTAGCAAGATATCAAGCTGGAGAAGCAGCAAGACAACAAGCAGCTAAACTTGGTCTTACAGCAGCACAACAGAATGAAGCTGCTAGACAAGCACAAGAAAAATTTAATCAGTCAGCTTTTGATATGTCACAGCGTTATGGTCTAGCATCTATAGATGCTTTAAGAGATGTTGGTGGAGATATACAAGATGATGTAAGACAAAGAATAGCTGCATTACAAGGTATTGGTGCACAACAAAGAGGTATGCAACAAGCATCTTTAGATATGGGTTATCAAGACTTTTTAAGACAACAAGGATTTACTCAACAACAGTTAGGTTTCTTAGGTGGATTATTAAGAGGTGTGCCTGTTCAACCACAACAACAAATTAGTACTTTTCAACAACAACCAGGATTATTCCAATCAGCTTTAGGCATGGGATTACAAGGACTGGGTTTATATAAAGGATTAGCATAATGGCAAACTTAGTAGAATTATCAAATGATTTAGAGTTTGTTCCTAAAGAACAATTAATACAAATGTCGCAAGACCCAAACTCTACTTTTCCACCTTATTTAGTATTAGCTGAAATACAAAGAAGAACACAAATGGAAAAAATGTATGCTGCTCAACAACCTAAACCACAAACATCTGTGGCTGAAGAGTTAGTAGCAGAATTTGCAGGAAGTCCATCTGGTTTAGGAGCTATGGCTCAGTCATCTGATTTACAACAAGCTTTCCCATCTGGTGATATGAGTAACATGGCTCCGCCTTCTCCTATGCAAATGATGGCTAGTGGTGGTAAAACTGGTTATCAAGCAGGTAGCATGACTGAACAAGAATTAAAAAATCAATTCTTAGAAAGTGCAGGAATAAGTGGTAGTAGTGCAGGAATAGGTGGTGGTATAGAATCAACACTTAATAATCCTATGTTAGATAATTTAACTGAAGAAGAAAAAATTAAATTATTTGGTAAAGGTGGAATACTTTTTGACCCAGCTAATCCAATAGATTATATATTAGCTCTTGCTGGTGTAGGTAAACTTGGACAAATAGGATTTAAAGGATTAAAAGCTTTAAAAGCAAAAGGAGCTTTTCAACCAAAAATAGTAAAAGAAACAAAATTACCAGATGTAAAAATAAAAGGTGGTGGTACAAAACCTGGTGGTGTTATGGTAGAAACAACACAAGAAGCAGGAAAATTCCGTGGATTAATAGATAATCCTGTTACAAAAAATCCATTTGCATCTCTTTTAGGTACAGGATATGTTCTTGGTAAAGGGCAACAATTTTTTGGTGCTAGTTCTGAAAATGAAAGATTAAAAAAAGAATTAGAAGCTTTAAAAACACAACAAGCTAATGATGCAGAAGCAGAATTAAAAGCAAAATTAGAAGCAGATATAGCAGCAAGACAAAAAGCTGCAGCAGATAAAGAATCTGAATTACTTGCACAAGCTAAAAAATCTCGTCAAGCAGATATGTTAATAGGACTTGGTGGTGCTATAGGTTCTGCTAGAAATCTAGGAGAATTAAGTAGCGGTATATCTGATGCTTATTTTGGAGTTAAATCAGCAGAAAAAGCTGCAGAATTACAAGGTTTACAAGGTGCACTATTACAGGCACAAACTGCTAAATATGAAACAGATATAGCTAATATGTCAACAAGACAGCTTGAATTTTTAATTAATAGTTTAAGTGAGCAAATTAAAGAAGGTGCTTTTTCTACACAAGAAGAAAAAGCTGCTGCAATAAAACAAAGAGATGATTTAATTAAAGCATATACAGCTAAAACAGGATTTGCTTCACTTGATGCAAAAAATCAAAGAAATAAAAATTTAGGTTTAGAAAGTTTGATTACAGAAGTAGGATAATAAATTATGGCTGAATATGATATTGGCGGTGGGAAAAAAATACAAATCCCAGATAATTTAGACCCTGAAACAAGACTACAATTAGCTGAAGTTGTTAAAAATAAATACGGCATTGATATAAATCAAACATCAGTATTAGAACAAGCAGGTGAATTTGTAAAAGCAATACCAAGAGGTGTTGCTAGTTTAGCTTTAGATGTGCCTACAGGTATTGTTGGTTTATTTGATATTGGCAATGACAGTAATTTATATAAAGGTCTTGAAGGATTACAACAAAAATTAAGAGAAGATTCTGCATTAGCAGCAGACCCAAGATATGCTGACAAATTTTCTACAAAACTAGGAGAAGGCATAGGTTCATTTGTACCATTTTTTGGTGCAGCTAAAGTAGGTCAAGTTTTATCTAAAGCACCAGGAGCAGCTAAAGGCTTTCTATCACCAACATTTACAGCACCAACAGCTTTAGCAATACCAACAGGTATAGCAGCACAAGGCGATAGACTACAAATGGCTAGAGAAATGGGTGAAGATGTAGGTGGTCTTACTGAAACTACTGCTGAATTATTTGGTGGTCTTATAGGTATAACTGAAGTATTACCTATAGCAAGTATATTAGGTAAGGTTCACAAGAACGCACCACTATCAGTAAAAGAAAAATTAGTATCAGCATTGCAAGGATTTGCTGCAGAAGGTGGACAAGAGGTAGCTGCAAGTATATTACAAGACCTAACAGCTAGAGGACTCTATAGTGAGGACTTGCCTATAGCAGATAGTATGTTTGAAGAGTTTACTATTGGCGGTATTATTGGTGGTGCTGCTGATTTAATTGTTACTAGTATGGCAGGTAAAAAATCTGGCAGACAAAAACAATTAGAAGAAGATAATTTAAGAGCTGATGAAAACAAACAAAGATTAATACTTGCTAAAAAACAAGAACAAGCTATTGAACAAGGTGTACTTGAAGAAATGCAAGATATGCCACCTATTACAGTTCCTCAAATTATTGCACCAGAAGAAAAACCTACAGAACCATCAATAGAGGTAGTTTCAACACCACAAGAAAAATTTGCTGTTGTTGATATTAGTAATCCTGAAGCTCCTGCACAGGTTGATATAAAAGATACAGAAATAGAAGCTATCAAAGTTAGAGATAAGATATTAAAAGATTATAATTTTAATATTTTAAAATCTAAATTAGATAATGATGTATATAACTTAGGTTTAATTAATAGTAAAAGTGCTTATGAAGTAGGACAAAGTTTAGAAGATAGTAGAGCTAGTGATGTAACTATTCAACAATTAATTAATAGTGTACCTAAAGATTCTAAACAAGAAGTAATTCTTAGAGGTTTAGTAAATAGTTTTGTTGCACAAAATCCAGGCAAGACTTCTCGTAGTTATCCTAGATTACCTATGACAGAAGCTAAAAAATTATTAACACCTAAACAGTTTAATGAATTTACATCTGCATATGCTCAATCTGTATTTAAAAATTCTGAAAAAAATGGTGAGCCTTCTATTATTGCAGATAAAGATAAACCAGATACATCAGCTAAATATATAAAAGAAATAGCTGCATCTAAAAATATAGATTTAAATTTTCAATCACCTGCTGTTCAATATGCAGCAGAAAAATACACAGGTACGCCTGAGTTTAAAAAAATGAAACAAGGTCAAAAAGAATTATTTTTGGCTAAACTTCATTCACTTCCTAAGTTCAATTCAAGAACAACTTTCCCAGACTTTAGACCAAGAAACTATACTGCACAAGAAATGGCAGATTTTGTTGCTAATACAAAAAGCAATAATATAACTTTTAATAAAACATCTTTAAAACAAATAGGTAAGAATGAACAATTTCTTGATGATTTAATCTATAGTGGTAGAGCTGAACAAATAGAAGGCACTAATGACTATAAAATTAAAGATAATTTTGAGTTTGATATAGCTAGAAAAGCAGAGGGTTTTAATGAAACTCCAGAAGAGTTTGGTGCAAGACTTACTGCAGAAGGTAAATTACCTCCAGAAACTATTACAGAATTAGTAGAAAAAGAAACAAAAAATCAAGAAAAATTATTACCACCTGCAGAAATAGTTCCTAAAAC